AAAAACCGAGGCAAAGACCAAATGCGTTTTGAGATAGGTGATACATTTGTTGATGGAGGCGCGGATACCTGCGTCCTTGCCGATGAGGAATACGAGGGAATGCTTACGGGAATATCCGATAACTCTATGGCGTGGAAAAAAGCGAAACTTTCTATTCTTAAAGCTATTTTGTTCAAAATGTCATATCAGGTAGACACAAAAATAGATGTGCTTCAATATAATTTCGGCGACAGAGCGGAAAGATGGAAAAAGCTATATGAGGATTTAAAAGCGGAAGTTGGAAAAACAGCGTCTGTACCTGTAATTGATACGGATATAACAGAGAAACCGCCATATTTTTATACGGGAATGAACTCAAACAGAGGAATGTTTTGAAAGTATGAGGTGAGGCGTATGTTTGGTCATGGAGTATTTTTTGTGTTGGGTAAAGAACTTAAAGATTTTACTGTTTTACGGCCTGAAATAAGGGAGACAGAAAATGGACGTATTATAAACAACTCTTATATTCCTGCTTGTGAGATAAAGGCGATACTCGCGGCGGCTAAACCGGAAGAAAAAGAACGATGGCGACAACTTCAGTATCCAATAACTCATAAGATAATACAACAAGGGATAAGCCCTGTAAAAATTAAAGCGGGTTATATATTTGAATGCGAGGGAAGAAAATTTCATATTCGGGCGGAACCTTACAATATAGGCGGTTTAAATTATTGGACTATTTATTATTGTGAGGAAAGGGGAGATATTTATGAGAAAAATAATTTATTCAGGAACTGATATTGCTTTGGCTTCTAATATGCTAAATGAGGCGATAATGGCTAAAATCAGAGGAATACAAGGGAAGATAGCCTCAAGAACATATAGGGCAAGTAATGAACTCAGAACTGCCGCGCTTTATGTTCTTAGCGGCCAGCGTTCAGGAAGAGTATATCGAATACCGTTTACAAAAGAAAAATATACATCTTCTAAAGAGGGAGAAAGTCCCGCTGTAAGAACAGGAATTTTCAGGCTGTCTTGGGGTACGGGTGTTTCTATTCAGAAAAACGCTGGACAATTTGAGGCGAGAGCGTCAATTGAGAGCGGTATTAAGGTTGGCAAGTATATTTTGGGCGACATTTTAGAAAAAGGAACAAGAAAAATGGGGGCAAGACCATACAAGCAAAAAGTAATTGATATGGCTATACCTAAAATCAGAGAGTTTTATAAAGATTTAATATAGATATGAAATTTTAGGCTTATATTATTTATATTATGGAAACACCGCATAATTCCAAAAATAAAAATAATTTTATAAAAAAATTTGAGTGTTAGTGTTATTTTCCCCGAAAATGACACGATAACGAAAATTTTAAATTTGAAAAATAATTTTTATTATCCTTAGTGCGGTGTTTCCTTATATTTTTTATTTGAAAAGAGGTGATAGAAAATATGGCGTTATTAGAAGAAAAAGCGGTTAAGATTTTTGACCTTTCAGCTATTGAGAGAGGCGACTGCATCAGGCTGAAAAGGGCGGGAGACATGGTTTTTAAAAATGGCTTTGTAACCCAAACAACAGAAACACAGATACAAGTGCTTTACTGCAATACGCAAAACAACGCTACAAGCTATTTGTCTATACTTGCCGCTGACGTGGCGGTTGGGGTTTGGGAAATTTACTGGACTTCAGATTTTCAGACAATAAATTGTGAAAACGCTAAATAATTATAGCAAAACAATAAAAGAATGAACAGGAAAACTTTAATAAACCTCTGATATATCAAGGAATTATTTTATTGTTTTGCACTAAAAAATTTGCGAATTGCTATAATTTATGAAAATGGCGGAAAATTATTTAAGGTAGTTTCGAAAAGAAGTCTATTATATATAATGATAAAATAGAAAGGTAATATTCTTGAGCTTTTAATATCCATTGGTGTAAAAAAATAGTAGCATGCCTTTCACAATAGTGGCTTTAAAGTTTTTTTTAATTTTGTGTAAAAGTAAAAATAATGGGAGGTGTGAAAATGCTTGACGGACTACTTAAAGAGCAAATATGCGGTGATGAGTGGATTAAGGGAGCGCTGGCGTCTTTTTGTGGAAAGCCGGCGTTTTTTTATCAGAAAAGTCCGCCGGACAGCGATGAGCGTTGGAATAATTCTTGTTATCCGAGAGTTGATTATAATATTGATATGCAATACAATGCTGAGAGAAAGTCAAGCGGTATTCTGACAATAAATATATGGAGTTCTTCTGAAAGCTCCGCTATGCCGGAGGATATAGAGGAAAGATTGAGAGAGCTTATAAAGGATACTTTTTACAATATTCCGAAAAAAGCCTCGGTATGCGCCGTGTGGGTTCGTTCGGACGCTTTTGCTTTTGAGGTTAGTCCAAATAACTCAACGGCTAATGGACAGCCTGAGGTATTTGGGGTTACTATGTTATTTGAGTTAATGGAATTCCCATTACAAATTACGACAGACCCCGACCCTATACAAGGAATTAACGAGTGGACAAAGAAAAACTTTTCAGGGCTTACGGTTATAGGGTGTGAAAATTTACAAAATGTGTGGAAACCTACAGGCGAAAAAGCGGCGGTTTATTGGAGGTTTATAGGCGAGGAAACAGATGATAAAAAAAGCAGCTACTCTGTGAGTTGGTTTATCGGACATTTTGCTGCTCATATTATAGCCGGCGGCGTGGAAGAAAGAAACCGTTGGTTAAAAGCGATTGCCGAGAGGTTAGCTGTTGATGGTGAGATATCGCTTTTAGACGGTTCCCCTATGTTTATAAAAGAGACAGATATAAAACATAATGCCGACCCTTTAAGAGAGGGGCAAATGACAATTTCAGGTCTTTACGGCGTATTGACACAGCATAGAAAAGAAGAGGCGAAAATATCACTAAATGATGTTAATTATAATGGAGGTAAAAAAATGCCTAAAATAACAATAAATAAGGATAAAGTAAAAAATGAACAAACTTTATCGGAAAACAATAAAGATACTGTTGCTTATTCAGCGGAGGAACTGGCAAGCGGGGCGATAAGACTATTTCAGACAACACCGGAAATAGTTAAAATAGCCTTAAAAATGGAGGGAAAGGCAAGGGCGACGGTTGCGGAAACAAAAAACATTGTGAGTAGATTCTTATCAAGGGAGGTAGTAAGGTAAATGGCGGGATTTTTTACGATAGGCGAACAGAAAATTCGCCCTGGTTTATATAACCGATATGAAAATTATGGGACGTCTCCGATAGCGGGAGCGGACGACGGAAAGTGTGCCTGTGTACTTCGCTCAAACTGGGGTCCTGTTGACAAGGTAAGTATTCTTGAAAGCTATGAGGATATCGCCAAAATTTACGGAAATGGGGGAATGAATGGAACGACCGCTGTACCTTTTGAGCAGTTTAACGGAGGAGCGAGGCTTGTATACGCCGTAAGGCTTGGAAGTGGCGGAACAAAGGGCGAATATAAAATTATGGATACGTCGGAAACGGCGGCGGAGGTTATTCGTCTTGAAATGAAATATGAGGGGAGCAGGGAATTCAGTGTAACAATCAGACCAACCCTTGCAGATACAGATAAGAAAGAACTGCTTTTGCTGGAGGGAACGACAATTCTTGAAAGATTTACTTTTGACAGTGGAACTGATGAAACGGAAAATCTTATAAAAGCGGCGGCGGGGAGTGAGTATTTTACTTTAACCAAACTTGCAGAAACGGCAGCGCCACTTGCCACGGTAGACCAGGAAACGGTTACGCCGGGAACAGACCCAACCGTAAATGTCGCCGCGTATTCGGCGGCTTTGGAATTGCTTGAGGCGTATCGTTTTAATGTATTGGCGCTTGATACTAACGATACTTCTATACAATCGGTAACACAGCTTTTTTTAAATCGGGTATTGGAGAATGGTAAGTTAGCTATGGCGGTATTCGGGGAAGGCGGAGATGTTCCTTTTGAAACAAAACTGACTCACGCTTCATTATATAATGATAAGCAGATTATTTATGTCGGAAATGGTTTTACGGATATGTTTGGCAATGTTTATGAGGGATATATCGCGGCAGCGAGGATTTCAGGGTTAATAGCGGGAACGCCAAGTAATGAGAGTATTACCCATATTATAATTAAAGGTGCGGTGGCTTTGACAGAACCTCTTACTAATATTCAGTACGAGAGAGCTATTTCGGCGGGTATGCTTACATTTAGTCTTTCCGCGGCAAATGCCGTTTGGGTTGAGTCTGGAATTAATACTCTTGTCGCTCCTCCTTATAACGAAGATGCGGGTTGGAAAAAAATTAAGCGAACCAAAATAAGATTTGAGCTTTTACAAAGATTAAATGATACGGTAGAACCTTTAATCGGGAGAGTAAATAATGATGATGATGGTCGTATGACAATAATTCAAGTATCAAACGGAGTATGCAACTCAATGGCGGCGGAAGGCAAACTTATGACGGGAGCCTATTGTGAGCTTGACCCGAATAATACGCCGCAGGGTGACAGCGCGTGGTTTTTGGTATATGCCGACGATATAGACGCACTTGAGAAAATGTATTTTACGTTTAAATTCCGATTCGCTCCTGAAGAAACGGAATAATTATAAGGGGAGGGTATATTAAATGAGTAGTTCAAATGGATTAAGCGACCAATCTATACTTGACGTACGTAAACTTATAACGGGAAAAGACGGACAGCTTTTTGTAACGACCAAAGTGGGAACAAATTTATTTTTAGCGGAGGTTGACACGTTTCAGGCGCAGATAAGCCCAACGAATACGGATTATCAGCCCGTAGGTTCTGCCCTTGTGTTTGCTGTTAATACGGGTTACAGTGTAACTCTTACGCTTACGGAAGCGGTTGTGCGTGATGATGTAATGCTTAATGAGCTTATAAGCGATTTGCAAGAAGGGTATTTCCCATCCTTTGATTTTCAAGGAAAATTACGGCGAAGAGACGGTAAGGCGGAACGTATTGTTTATAGAAACTGCGTGCCTGATGGAAGTATAGATTTACAGAATCTTACGCCGGGGGAAATTATAAAAAGGGCGTGGAGTTTTAGAGTAAACGCGTCGCCTGAAATGTTACAATCATTTACGTATTAACTATAGCAATTCCAGAATAAACAGAGGATAGAAAAAAATATTTTATTCAATATTTCTTAACGCTTTCGGCGTTTAAAAATCAAAACGCCTTTCGCTAAATAAGCGCCGCAAAGAAATGCGGGCGGCACAGCCGACTTTTGCGCAGCAAAAGCGCTGACCTTTTGAAAAAAATATTCTTTTCTATCTATACCGGAATTGCTGCAAGGTATTTGGGAGGATTAAAAAATGAGTGCAAAAAATACAACACCGGAACTTTTTGATGAATCTATGGCTGAGAAAGAACTTTCACAAGAAGAAATTCTTTTAAATGAGAATGACATATTACAAGGACTTATCGAATGTGGCAAATCAAAGGATAACGCTGAAAATTATAAAAAAATTCAAATTAAACGAGGAGGCGTAGTTAAATTTGAGTTTCGTATTCGTCCGATTTCGGAAGATGAAAATCAAAAGTGTTTAAAAAACGCGACAAAGTACACAAAAAAAAGTTATGGGCAGCCAAAACGGGCTATTGAAACTGATAGAGCAAGATACCGTTCTTATCTTATTTATACAGCTACAGTCGACAGTGACAGAGCGAAAATATGGGACAACCGCAAAGCATGGGACGCTCTTGATATAATTACAGGGTCGGATATGATTGATAAAGTTTTGCTTGCGGGAGAGAAAGACAAGATAATTGATTTGATAGACGAGATAAGTGGATTTAATGAGGAATCGGAGTTTGACGAAGATGCAAAAAACTAATTGAGGCCGGGGGAATGACAAGATTAATGCTTGAGGTATGCGAGCGTTTTAATATGAGAATTGAGGAATACTTGTCATTACCCTCCGGTGAGAAAGCTTTGTATAATCAGTATACGCTAATAAAAATTAAAGAAGAGGCTAAAAGTTTAAAGTTCAGACTTTAGAATCAATATAATACTAATCTTAAATTAAGGGAAACACCGCATAATTCCAAAAATAAAAATAATTTTATAAAAAAATTTGAGTGTTAGTGTTATTTTCCCCGAAAATGACACGATAACGAAAATTTTAAATTTGAAAAATTATTTTTATTATCTTTTGTGCGGTGTTTCCTGAAAAGTAGGATAGTTGAGAGATGGTCAAAAAAATATTTTACTAACGCCAAATTTCAAAAGTAAGATGATTTTTTCATCCGTCAAATTGAGTTGTCCGCATTTTAAAGTGAGATTAGCATAAAATTAGAAAATCCAAGAAAGGGGGAGTAATGAGACTATGGCGAATAATACGACGGTAATAGAAATTGTAACAACTGTGGAGGATAAAACAAAAGCTGGAGCGTCAAGTGCGACAAATACTGTAAGTAAACTTGAGAAAGCAATGAGAAAAGCTCAGAAGGAAATAGAGAAAATACAAAAGATGAGCAAAATCGAACTTACAATGTACGCCGTTGATAAAGCAAGCAAGGCATTAAACGGTGTATGGAATTTGGGAAGTAAGCTTACGGGAAAAGCTTTCAATGTAACTCTTAAAGCCGTAGACCTTGTTACAGCTCCTTTCAGGGGCATAATGAAAATGCTGACAAACCCCGTTGTTGCCTTTGCGGGAATAGCGGGAGTTTCCCTTGGTATA